AGAAGAGCCTGTGCTTGATTTCTAGCGGCCTCACTCATACGCCCACCGGGATTAGCAAGTCTTCGTCTTAGAGCCTCCTCTTGTCTTAGCCTTTCTTCCTCTTCTCTTTTCTTTCTATATGCTTGCGTTCCAAGTTCAAGTCTGGAAGGCAAGTCTCTCGCAGTTCCTGTACTCATTATAGAGTATGCGGGTAAAGTTCCTCTAAATTGTGGCATATTATTCTCCTAAAGTAAACAGGCTTGACAAGCCACTAGCCGCCGCCGCTCCCACTGGCCCACCTGCGGCCATACCTATGCCACCTGCCAAAGCACTAACAAGAGGATTAGGACCAGCAGGGCCGGTAGCCTGAACATTGCTGCCATAGTCACCAGAGATGGCGGCAAGGTAATTCTGCAATCCGATAGTCGGAAGTTGTGATTCATAGGCGTATCTATCCATAGCACTCTGAATTCCTCGCTGTTCCATAGCCTGACGTTGTTGACCAACCTTGTCCATTGCGGCAATATTAGACAGCGGAGCAGACATGATAGTGGGATACTGCCCTAAATAGCCTGTTCCAATACCCGCGCCTGTGGCTCCCTGCCCAACACCAAACTGCTGTGCGCCAAGACCCATCTGTGCCGCACCCATTCTACGTCCTTGTGCTTGGTTGTACGCATCAAACATGGCTTTGCCAAGGTTATCTGTAACTCTCTGGTTTGCGGCGGCTACAGCATTAGCCTGTATAATATCGCCTCTCGTACTCCCTCCCGGCTGGTACTGAACGATCTGTGATCTGATGCCCGGTAGTATCTCTCCGGTCAACTGACCCATAGCCTCGCTCCTGTAAGCGTCTGCGAGAGGATCAAATACTGACGTATCTACCTCTCCACTTAACAGTCCTGAATACTGAGCATCAGTAAACGGTGTAAGATTAGCGTACTCTGCTCCTGACATTGGGCTACGCATAGCCGTACCGTAGTCCATTAAGTCTCTACCGTACTGTAAGCCACCTAACTGTGTAGTTTCTGCTCCTGCTTGTAGGTTGGCAGGGCGTGGACCTGTCGCGTATGTAAGCGCGGAGGTTTGCGCCTCAAGTGAGGCAGGGTCAAATGGAGCAATTCTGGTTCCAGAGTAATAACTCGGAGTCATCTTACCTGTAGAATACAGGTCTTCCGCTCTAGCAAATCCTGTCTTTAGATAGTCTTTCTGAGCATCCCACGGTTCTGTCCGTGTAGTTTGTGTTTGGCTTCCTCCTGACATAAATTACTCCTTCATTAATTCGACACCGACAAGGATTGGAGCGCTACTTGTAATCCCTTCGGGAAAATATGGATAGTAATCATAAGCGTCCCTATCCTCTCTGTATCCTGACCTTTCCCACATACCATCGTGAGGGCTATAGGTGTATCTAGGATATACATATTTATATCCTTCAACATCTGGCATAGGAAGTCCTGAACCTACAGTTTCTGGTCCACCGGGAGATTTTGAAGATACAAAATCTGTTGACCAGTTTGGAATTTTATCTGGAGAAGCACCAACTATTCCAGTTAATCCAGTATAGTTTAGAAAACCCGGAAGGTGTGTCATTCCAGTTCTTGCTCCAGCCTCGGTACTCCACGGACTATAATCTGCCGCCAGTAAACCCGGAGCCAAAGGCTGTGATATTGGTATAGGTGTTCTTACTGCCATTTGCTTTTAATATCCTTTGTTATTACTGAGTATTCGTTATCCCATTTTAATTTTTTTGCAAGACCTTTTCTTGTCCAAGCCTCTATAGCGGAACATCTATGTCTTACTCCAAATCCCTCAATTACTTCTACAAAATCTTTCCAATGCTCGTAGTCGTGACCGCTTTTGGTAGCAAAGGTAATTATTCTTAAGACTCGTTTCCTTGGGTATGTAATGATTTCTGTAACGCCAGAGCAGAATATCTCTCCGTCTTTCATTCCTACCCATAGAGTTTGGCTTTCGTCAAAAATTCTTTGCAGTACATCTTCTGAGAATAATTCTCCTTCAGCGTGAGCCAGTGCTTTATCTATTAACGGCTGTACTTCATGCCATACATACTCCACATCATTTGGATTTACAATGAGAAGTGTAGGTTTGTCTTTGTCAACAGGTCTGTGAACAGACTCTAAAACTTTGTCCATGATGTTCCGTTGTATAAATACACGCCTTCTCCGCTACCGGGATTCCAATCAGTACCATCAGCATACCTAATGTCACCAACTCTAGGACGCTGTGGTTCTTCATGTATACGCTCAAGCCTAAACGTAGCCTGATTATACAGTATTCCTCCAAGCCGTTTCAACTCGGTTACAAGATATATTCCAAGATCATCTACGCTTTCAGGTAGTGGACCCGGCTCATACAGAGTAACACTTTTCTGAACTCTATCAGAGTAAGTAGCCATTAATAAGACCTTGATCCTCTAGCGCCAATGTTCTTTACGTCTATTGCGTAACCGTCTAACTCCCAATCCATGTCTGTAGTAGACTCAAACTTGACAGCATACAACTTACCAGTACCTCTGACAGATACTTTAGACTGCGTATTAGGATTAAATGTGGTGGGAGCGTTCCATGTAATACCTTCTTCAGTAGACATGGACGTACCCAAATATACGTTTATCTCATTGTCACTACTAATAGACATCTTAGGATAGATAGCGCTGATTCTTTTTACCGTTGTCTGGTCTGGCTGTCCTTGTTCGTTCAAGGTAAGACCACTTCTCTCAATGTAAGAGTCCATAAACGTAGTGTCTTCTTTGTTGCCAGAGTTATCGCGGTATAGTTTAGTGTTGCCGGGATCAGCAAACAACAATACCTTATCCTGTAGGTCGTAACTCATAGTCCAAGGGCCAGTAGAACTCTCCCAAGTATCAGTAGTTGCCGCCCATGTAGTTGCTCGTACCGGGTTTCCTACGTTACCATAACCAATGTGTGACAGGTCAGGTATATCTCTAATAGTAAACGTATTAGTAATGTAGTTCCATACTACCGCTTTATTGGGCTGGTCTGTTGTCGCACCGTCAGCCGTAAAGCAGAAGAGTATTTCAGTTCTTCCGTAGTCAGCGGTAACAAAACACTTATTAGTCTGCTGTCCATCAATAGACTGGAACACATATTCTTTTAACTTCATAGGCAGGATTGGTTTAATCCTCTGCCCATCGTTAATGTAGAAGTTACCTTTACCAAAAATAGCATGACCGCCATCAAACTCTGCTACACAGTTCTTTGATATAGCGCCAATAGTAGGAGACAACTGACGGAAGGAGAATATAAACGGCGTACCAACAAACGTCATAGAGTATACAGCATCTTCCTTATATATCATAAAGGAGTCTCTTAACTGTAGACCGTCTAATATATCTCCTTTACTGTCTGCCAGTTCAAATTCACCAGCATCAACCGTACTCGTTGTCTCATTCCATGAGGTAGGAAGTGTCTGTGTCGCAGATTCTGTACTCCATTTAACTACTCTAGGAAAGTTTACACCGTCTTTGGTAATATTAAGAGCGATCAGGAATGATCTAAACGCTCTCATTGACTTACACAAGGTAGTAATCTTTACTTCATCATTATCAGAATGTGATGCCGCGCTAGTTCCGTCTGCTCCTCTACCGCATCCTGTGAAAGTTGTGGACGTTACACCAGTGTAAGTAATCTTCTCTGAGCCAATATTTATAGTCCCGGCACTAGGGAAGTCCTCTGTACTATCTACCGTAATGGTTGTAACAGCGTCATTAATAGCGCCATCCAACAGTGTAAGGCTAGGCCAGTTAGTCAAATCCTGCATGAGTTGGCTAGACAATGGCTTGCCATCCGTTAATGCCCAATACTGAGGATTATCAAAGTTATTAGTCATTACAAGGACACCGCCAATAATGGTAGATGTCCATCCTTCATCAGCAGTAGCAGAGTAGGCTCCGCTAGAACGTGTAATATTATACCATTTAGAAGACCTGACTACTGCATCTCCGTTAGTATGAGAAGCGGCGGTAGTGCTGTCAGCGCCTCTAGTACAGCCAGTAAACGTAGTTGTAGTCTTACCTGTATAGGTGATGTTTTCTTCGCCTATAGTTATAGTTCCTGAACTCTCAAAACCTGTAGTGCTTGCAACGGTTACGGTAGTAACAGACGAGTTTATATCTCCGTTAAGAGTTGTGGATGTTCCTGTATTATCGTATGCGTATATAGCCGTAAGACCGCCAACAACCCAATACTCTGGAGTACCAAGAGTAATCTGTGTTATATGGTAAGGAGCAATAGGGCAGGTAGCCATAACCTCTGAATAGCCCGGACATTTTTTGATAGAGCCTTCTTCGGTTTTTACATTATTGCCATCAGACCATACGTTAGGCGGTAGATTCCAAGAACTTTTTTCCTTGACTATACCTACCTGACCAACATTATCTATATTAATTAAGGCCATTAGATATACCTAACGTGATACGGATCAGCCTCCGTGTCTGGCGCTTCCGGCCATCCCCAATAAGTTTTGTCTACGGTACGATTGACTGTCTCAGTCTCCGGCCCAATCGTTTCCACACCTTCATCGTCGTAGGTAGATACCTTCCTTTCCTCCTGTACCTCATGATTCTGGAAGTTCTTTACTGCGTCCACAGATGCAAAGGCTTCAACGCCATTCTCAAGACTGTTACCGTGAGCGCGAACTTCGTTACGGTAGGTTGTCCATGCCTCTGGCACAGCCGTACCGTCTGCCGCTCTGATTACCATCCAGTCAGAGGATGAGAGCAACGCGCCCACATGGGCTTTGATTTTTGCGATCAGGTCTGCTTTGAGATCATCGACATTCTTTTCTGTCGTGTCGTAAGAGATCACCCACTCGCCATCAGTAAAAGCGTAAGATTCCGCGCCAGTGTTGTAGTACCGTGAGTCAGGTACTTCCACCCTAGCCGGTGCAATGCCGATCCCAAGCAGTTCTGCTTTAGACCATGCTCTGAAAATGTTGGCAGGGTGTTGTACGCCATCAACGGTCAAAGCGCGAGGCGTTTTAATTGTTCCAAATGTTTCGCTATACCACATGATTACCTCGCGTTAGATGTTTTGAATGGTGATTCGGCGAATGCCAAGTAGATGTAAGAGCCAACATTTACTGTTGTTCCTGCTTGCCTTAACTTAAATCCGTTAGACACAAAATCTAACCTATCTGTATCTCCTACAGTGCTTTCGCTATACGCTTCATCAGCAATTAAGTTTTTATTTACTACGTTGTAAGTATTACGGGCATTATCCAACAACAACCATCTTGCTCCAGTAGAACTGTCGTACCGCTTAATCATTACATAAGCAGGACGAAAACCTGTATAGATAAATGGGCCATCTGTTGAACTATTCCCGGTGTAACTACCTACCTTGCTGTAGCCGTCTACTGAATGGAAGCAGTAGGCGATGTAGTTATCGCCGCTTACTCCCTGATTCGTACTGTTGCCAACATAAAATACGCTAGAAGTTGGAGCAGTTCTACCAGAGTCTCCTTTTGCGTCAGTAGAATCAAGTCTAAGAAAGTCAACACTACCATCTATGACTGTAGTAAATGTCTCCCAGTTGCTAGAGCCTGAACTTCTGTTTTTCAAAATCCACAAAGTGGGTGTTTGTGATAAGCCATGACCAACAGTAGTATTATTTGTTCCTGAACCTGTATAGGACACAATCGAAAAACCAGCCGTAGTGTTTGCACTCACTGAACTGGTGATAGCGCCGTCAGTGTTAGAGGATGCTGTGCCTCCGGCTTTCCAAGTCCACGCCACCTGTGTTTCACCAGAACCATTTAAACCGCTGACATCAGTTCCGGCAATTTGAAAGTTAGCGGAATTAAATGTGATTACAGCGTCACCGAATTGCCCTTCAGCGTTTGTTACGTTTGACCGCAACGCATTTGTTCCGCCTCTAATTGTGTCGTAGAGGACGTGGTTTTCTGTTCCATCTCTCCTTTTGAGCCAGACCAAATCGCTTGCAAAACTTGTCGCAACAGTTCTGGTACTGCCCGTGCCTGTGTAGATTATTGGTTCAAAATGATCTGTAGGTAGAGCAATAGCAGGGTCATCAAGGTTGTCAGTGTTTAACGCTTTGAATCCTGTAGGTGGGGCGTAATAGAAGTCCTCGCCTACTCCACCATTTCCTTGTGCTGTTTTTGCGCCAGCGAAACTTGAGTCCTGACCGAAGTTATAGACTAGATTTCCACCATTTCCACTACCATCGCTTCCTCTAGCAAATAAATTATATCCAGAAGTATTTGCAGTAAATGTTTTCGCACTACCAACTAAACTATTGTTTACATAAATGGCAAATGTTTTGGCTGCGGTATTGCTCCAATCAAGGAGGACTCCCAAAATATCTCCATCACTAATCGTTCCCGTAGCAGAACCACTATTACTGCCGTCAACTTTGTATTGACCATCCTGCTCAAACTCAACACTTGGAGTATCATCTCCATCCTGAGCATTTCTATAACCAACTGTAAAAGAATTAGCAGAACCAACATATACTTCGTAATACCATTTACCACCGTCTAATAATGAATTGTCTATAGTCGCTCCTCTTACATGACGAGTGGCTGAAGAACTAGGTGGTATCTTTAAGTTTCCCTCAGTTAATATAGAACAACTCAACCCATTTGTGTTTGCCGCTATAGGACTCAGCGTAGCAAAGTTATTCGTCGGGCTATCAAGTACCTGATCTGTAGCAACGAGATTAGTTGCAGAGAAGTCGTTGGTATTGCCGGAACTATCTGCGCCTAGCCCACCATCAAAGTCTGAGTGGATTAGCAGTTTGGTGTTTGAATCTGCGGTAAATGCTGTGGTAGATGGGGTGAACGCTCCTGTGTATCTTGTTGAGTTAGAAATGCGGATTTCGTCCATGTAACCATTGAGGCCATAACTGCCAATATTTGAGTAATATCCAATTTCCAAAGGCCATGCAATATTCGCAATCGTTGATGAACTAATATCATATGTAGAGCCTGTCTGAGTCCCATCTACATAAAATTCTAAATCACTACCGTCCCTAACTACGGCAACGTGATACCAAGTGTTTAAACTTGGAGTCCACGACCATGACGAGTTCCCCGCGCTATTAACTCCATCAGTGGAGTAATAAAATTTGGCCGTGTTCCCACCGTCCAGTTGTAAAGACCAAGACGCTAATACGCCATTGCCTTTCCAATGGTTTAACAAGGTTAGGTCAGAAGAAGTTGAAGCAAATCTAACCCAAGTTTCTACCGTAAAATTAGAACCAAGCGCCCAATCTGCTGAATCAGCAACACTTAAATAATCAGCAGTACCATCAAACTTAATGGATGACTCGCCTATCTTTGCTTGAGCGCGGGAGTTGGCTACATCACCGTTAGCGGTTATGACCCGAGTGGCGCTGTCTGGAAATGATGTTCCACCGTCTGATCCGTCACAATGAAGCAATAACCTTGTATTTGAATCGGCAGTAAATGCGGTAGTGGACGGAGTAAAGGTTGTTCCGTCAGGATAACGGCAAGTATCACTAATACGGATTTCGTCCATGTATCCATCAATAATCCCAAGACCGCTTGCATCATACGACCCAATCTGCAAGGTCGTAGAAGTGTCACTCATAGTCTCAGTGAAAGCGTTAGAACCGCACTGAACGCCATCAACATAATGTCTAAGCGTATTTCCATCTCTTGTTACAGCAACATGATACCAAGTGTCATTATTAAGAGTAAAAGAACTGCTGTATTCATCTCCATCTGTAGACCAAAGTTCAAACGTATTATCACTACCACGCCAAATCCACTGCCAACCATTAGGGCTGTTGTGATTTGCAATCAACGCATTAGCACCAGCCGCTCCTGAACCAGTATTTTTATTGGCAAATCTAATCCACATCTCCAATGTAAAGTCGCCAGTTCCGAAATCCCAATCATCATTTGATGGAGCAGTTAAATAATCACCAGTGCCGTCAAACTGAACAGAAGCAGTGCCAATCTTCTTTACTGATGTATCTGTATGTGCATCACCTGAAGCACTTATGTTATGTCTACCGCCAGCCTCACTACTATCCGTAAAACTATTCGCCAGTTCCGTGGCTGAGTATTTCTGGTAGAAGCCGTTAGTGCCGTAACTTCCGGTGTACTCAATTGGAACCCATTGGTTAGTGGATGAATTGGTTTCACCAAAGGATGCGGGTGTAAGGGCTGTACCGTCTATGAAATGAAATTCTGCAAGATAGCCGTCATAGTTGTAAGTAGTATTACCACCAACACCAAACGCTACTGTAGTATTAAAATCTAACTCTTGATTTAAAGAAGGCCAGCCGCCACCACTTACCGCCAAGGTAACTTCAGAACCATTGGCCCAACATTTCACTCTATTAGAATCTGTAGACTCTGTGGTATCTATAACATACACCATATGATACCAAGCAGAAGGGTCTCTAAAAACTTGAGTTGATTGAATGTCAAAGGTACTACCATTACCTGCTAGTATTTGAATTTGATCTGCTGACCCAAATCCACAAAAATTGTTATATGAATTAGCCGTAAAAATATAACTAATATCAGAAATATGTCCTCGTTTAGTCCAAAAACTTACTGTCCATGTTCTTCTATTACCATTGCCTGATGGAGTCCATAATAATGACGCGCTATCATCATCATTAAACCGCAAAGACTGGTCGATGTCGTAGCCAGTCGCCTGACCAGATGCGCCAGCGAGTATATTATTAAATATAGGCATTAGGAATAGTTAAGAGTAGCCACCGCATGAATGTTAGTTGCGTCTTTGATAACATAATCAATTCTATCTACTGCTCCTGCTGTCGTAGTCAATGTAGGTGCAGTTCCTCCTGCAAAATCCCAATCACTTCCCCAACTGGCTGTCCTTGATCCAGTACCATCCTGTGTAATAAAGATACTACCGCACTGTCCTGCTGTATCATTAGATGGGTTAGCAAATGTTCTATTACCGGCTAATGTTACAGAGAAGTTATTACTAGCGGCCATGTCAATAGTTATTGTTGCGCCGTCTGTAAGGGCCGTAATCTCTCCACGCTGTCCTGCCGTCCATGTATTAGCCGTGCCGACTGCGGCTTTAGCGTCAATCTGGGTTTGAGCATTAGAACTAAGAGAATTAATATACTGGAATTCAGCATTAGATACAGTACCATCTGCAAGTTTGGCGGCATCTATACCTGTGGCTACCATAGCGTCTTCTACAGCACTGTTAGCAATAGTTACTGCGCCAGTGTTTGCCATCGTAACGTCACCGCTAAGAGAAGCGGCGGTAAATCCTGTGCCGTCACCAATAAGGAGTTCAGTATCTCCTACTGCTTTGTCAGACGGATCACCTGATGAATTAGCATCTCTAACCTTGACGGTATTAGCCGCCATGTGAGCCAGTTTAGCATTAGTTATAGACTCGTCTGCGGCAGATACAGCGGCCCAATCTACTCCGTTAGTAGCACTAGAGTCGGCTGTAAGTACAAGTCCATTTGCTCCAACTGGAAGTCTTGTTTCAGAGTCTACAGTATTGTAAACAAGCAAGTCACCTTTCGTAGTTAGTCGGTCAGGAGAAAGAACATCCACTGCTTGCCATTCGTTAGACGATGATGAATATTTAAGGTATTGGTCGTTACTTGGGGATGTAGATGTTACCGCACTACCTTGCAGTTTAGTGACTGTAAACGCACCAGCGTTAGTCATAGATACGTCACCGGAAGGAGCGGCTGCTGTAAAGCCAGTCCCATCACCGATTAGAACCTCACCATTACCTACAGCCTTATCTGAAGGATCGCCAGTAGAATTAGCATCTCTTACTTTAACTGTATTAGCCGCCATATGCGCTAACTCAGTATTAGAAACGCCTTCATCTTTAATCGTTACCGCGCCAGAGGATACTAAGAAGTTATCATCGGAGAATGAGGCTACACCTTTGTTTGATGATGTGGCTTCTTCTGCCGCGATTGTAAGTGTCGTACCTGTCGCTGAAGTATCAATACCCTCGCCACCGCTAACAGTAAGACTTTCTGAATCAAGATCAACGTCGATAGTGCCGCTGTCAGAGATGAGGTCCAAATCCTGCGCTGTAACTTGGGAGTCAACATATGCCTTGATCGACTGTTGAGTAGCAAGTTTAACAGCCGAGTCGGAGGACATATCATCTTCATCTTTGATTCCTGTTACAGTGGCTCCATCTCCAGCCACATTAAGAGTGCTGAACTTACCAGTAGACGCTGAAGTTGCTCCGATAGTAGCACCGTCAATAGTTCCCGCGTTAATATCTACACTGTTGCTTGTCTCTGGATCAACCGCAAGAGTAATCCACGCATCATTTGCTTGGTTTCTAATCTTTAATAGGTTGTTTGTAGTATCTAGCCACACCATACCCATAGACTGTGTGGCACTGCCGCTAATAGTAGGCGCTGAAGACTTGGCAACGATAACCTGAACAGCCTGATCCGGTCCCGCATCATTCGTACCTGCTGGAAAAGTTTTCTTTAATACGTTTTTCAGTAAACGTAAATGGTCATCACCTTCACTTACATTATCGCTTGATAGCGGATTTGCGCTATTTAGATTTGTTATATAATTTCCAGACTCAATACCCATAATTTATATCCTAATAATATCCAGAGGTGTTCATCACCCTTAATTCAGAGCCAGAATGTCTATCTTTGTCATCCTGCTCCTGTAAGTCAGCAATAGCCTGTCTCAATCCTCGCTCCCATATAGGGATACGCTGATCGTTCATAAGGAATGGTTCAGCCTGTAGTAGAGTTCCGTACAAATAAACATCAGGTGCGTTAAGTATAATCCAGTTAGTTGTAGTTGTATCACTAAGCGCATCAAACTTTTTGTAATACGTCATTACATAATCATAAGCCGCATCTGGAGTGGGACCAAAATAAATCTTATCCCCAATTATACTGTACGCACTAGGTTTGCCAGAGGAACTGCCAGCCCAAATTCTATACAGCATCTCTGGAGTCATATACTGCACAGAGGTAATAGGGCTTGTATCTAAATGTATCTCCCGCATCTGGACATATCCAGTGGGAAGATCATAAGCCTTTGTTCCTCCAACTGTAGCAGTAGTTACAATAGTCTCCATCGGTCTAATGCGTAAAACTCTATTAAACACTGCTTCATTCAGCGCGATAAACTCCGGTATCCGGTCAGACAGATCATCTCTGTCCAACCAGTTAGCCACAGCCGTTTGAAGAGTAGAGTAAGAATTAATAGCCATTAACTATTCTTGCTCTTAAACCAGACTTTGTTGTTGATAATCGGTAACTGATTGTTACCAGAAAACGTAGGCTGATATAACCACATGATTAAATCCTCGTAGGTGTAGTCCTGAGAAACTTGTTGTCAGGATCATTCAAATATTTTGCTAATAGTTTTTCGTCTTTTTCAATAGCACCGTTTGTTTCTTTTAGCCATATTTCCCAGATATTTGTGGGAATAGACGCGACTGTAACTCCATCAGTATGTCTTCCAGAGGCTTTACCGAATGTAAGTTTGTCGCCATAGTTAATTAAATCTAACTTATTCTTTTCTATGATAGGCTGTACATCTTGATAGGTATTAATAGTTGCAGTGCCGTCAGTATTAATATCTAGTTTCCAAGGTCGTGAGTCTGGAGTGTCATAATTCCATCCTGAAGAATTCATAACGGCATCTCGCTCCTATCTGCGGCAATTTCTTTAAACTTTTTATGCACATTCTTAGCGTGGAGTTTAGAGTCCACTGGTTTTTTATCTACTTTGGTAGAATTTTTAGAGTTTAATGCTTTCTTAAGTTCTTTCTTAGTTACCATAAAATCTTTTTCCCTAAACCAAAAAGTTAAAATCCATTTATCTCCGTTTTCTGGAGGCAGTCCCATATGCAATGATGCAGGATGAGGAATCTTGTTTTCATCAAGATTGCCAAACATAAGAACCCGACCTTGCTTTGCTTGTATTGCAAGCCCCAAAACAGGAAAAACTGTGCCACCACCATCTTGTACGTCATTCAAGTACGCGATCATAGTGACACAGCGATTTCCGCTTTCTTTTACTTTTGCAGATTTTGGCATTTCTCCCGCATCATTTGGGAGAAAACCATCGTAGTGAGGTTTATACTCCTGACCCGGCTGATACCTTTGAATAGTAACAGGTTCCAACCGGGTAGGAGGTAAACCACACATACCAGATAACGCTTCAATAACACCATCTAATACATCGTTTTCACCGTAACTAAAATAAGAACCTTTACTGGTTCTTGCTTCATCTTGGACATATTTGCCATCACGGATTATAAGATTATCACCAAGCCCTTGAGTTGTGGCAAGGTTTACTATGTGTTCACATAAATCAGGTGAAAGCACATTATCTTCAACAACAATACTAGGAGTGTTATTGTATTTTATCATTAAGCGTCTTTGACTCCGATGACTGCGGCGTTTGCCAAACCATTCTTAGCACGAAGACCGTATTCAGCAATCATCAACTGCTTAACGCTGTCACCAGTCTTGGCAAGAGTTTCGGTCTGGAACGGACGCAGGTAATCAACTGACCAGAAA